GTACTTCGTTATCAAGGTTTGGCATTTAGTTGGATAGGGTTTGATGAATTAACCCAATGGTCTACTCCGTATGCTTGGAACTATATGCGTTCACGTTTGCGTTCTACTGCTCCTGATTTACCAGTGTATATGAGAGCAACAACGAACCCGGGAGGTCCGGGTCATCAGTGGGTTAAGAAAATGTTTATTGACCCAGCACCATACGGAAAGCAATTTGATGCCACAGATATTGAGTCAGGGAATGTCCTTACCTATCCAAAAGGACACAGTAAAGAAGGACAATCCTTATTTAAAAGAAGATTTATCCCTGCTAGATTATCGGATAACCCATATCTCGCAGAACAAGGTGACTATGAAGCAATGCTTCTTTCCCTACCTGAACACCAACGTAAGCAGTTGCTTGAAGGTGATTGGGATATTAAAGAAGGTGCTGCTTTCTCTGAGTTTGATAGGAATATTCACGTTATTGAGCCTTTTTCAATTCCAAGAAATTGGGTTAAATTTAGGGCATGTGATTATGGTTATGGCTCTTATAGTGGTGTGTTGTGGTTTGCTGTTTCTCCAGACGAGCAGATTATTGTATATAGAGAGTTGTATTGCAGTAAAGTCCTTGCCACAGATTTGGCAGATATGATACTAGATGCAGAGGCTGATGACGGAAACATTAAGTATGGTGTCTTAGATAGTTCCCTTTGGCACAAGCGTGGTGATACTGGTCCTTCTTTGGCTGAACAGATGATTATGAAGGGTTGTCGTTGGAGACCTTCAGATAGAAGTAAAGGTAGTCGTGTATCAGGTAAGAACGAAATACATAGACGTTTACAGGTAGATGAGTTTACAGAAGAACCTAGACTAGTGTTTTTTAATACATGTACTAACACAGTTGCACAGTTACCATCTATACCTTTAGATAAGAAGAATCCAGAAGATGTGGATACTAGAGCAGAAGACCACTTGTATGATGCCCTTAGATATGGTATAATGTCAAGACCTAGATTTAGTATTTTTGACTATGACCCAATGGGCAGACCTAGCAGTAGTATGCCAATGGCAGATGCTACATTTGGATATTAAGGATTTAATATGGCAGAACAAGACGAAGTAACATTAGACGATGATTCTATAGCATTAGAAGATGTAGAGGAATCTGGAAGTGGAGATGTAAACGTAAGTGGTATCATACCATTTGTAATGGAAAGATACCAACGTGCAGAAGACTATCGTAATAATGACGAAGAACGATGGTTAAGGTCATATAGAAACTATAGGGGGTTATACGGAAGCGATGTTCAATTTACTGAAGCAGAAAAGTCAAGAGTATTTATCAAAGTCACTAAGACCAAAACTCTCGCAGCTTACGGACAAATTGTTGATGTTCTATTTGCAGGTAACAAATTTCCTATTAGCGTTGAGCCAACAGTATTACCTGAAGGTGTCGCAAAAGATGTTAACTTTGACCCAAAAAAGCCTGAACAGCTTAGAGGAGAAACTGCGTTGTCTTCGCCCTATGGTTTCAAAGGTGATGGACAAGAACTACCTAAAGGTGCGACTGAGAAAACTTTGGAGGAAAGGCTTGGTCCTCTACAAGAAAAGTTATCAGAAGTTCAAGGATTGGAAGAAGGGGTAGGGAAAACACCTTCAGCTATTACATTTAGTCCTGCTATGATTGCTGCTAAGAATATGGAGAAGCAAATCATAGACCAATTACAAGAATCAAATGCAAGTAAACAATTAAGAAGTACAGCATTTGAAATGGCATTGTTTGGCACAGGTGTGATGAAAGGACCTTTTGCTGTAGATAAAGAGTATCCTAGTTGGGATGATGAAGGTAATTATAGTCCTGTATTTAAAACTGTTCCATCAACTTCACATGTATCTGTTTGGAACTTTTATCCTGACCCTGATGCTGCTAATATGGATGAAGCACAATATGTAATTGAAAGACACAAGATGTCAAGAAGTCAATTACGTGCATTAAAGAAAAGACCTTATTTCCGTAGTAATGTTATTGATGAGGTAATACAGCAAGGCGAGTCTTACGATAAAAAATATTGGGAAGATGATTTATCAGATTATGCACCTGAACACGGAATAGACAGATTTGAAGTATTAGAATATTGGGGTATGTGTGATGTTGATATGCTTGAAGAGAATGATGTAGAAATACCTAAAGATTTAAAAGAGTTTGACGAATTACAAGCAAACATATGGATTAGTAATGGTAAACTAATAAGAATGGTTCTTAATCCATTTAAACCTGCCACTATACCTTATATGGCAGCACCATATGAACTTAATCCATATTCTTTCTTTGGTGTAGGTTTAGCTGAAAACATGGATGACACACAGACACTAATGAATGGTTTTATGAGAATGTCTGTAGATAACGCTGTGTTATCAGGTAACTTGCTTATTGAAGTAGACGAAACCAACCTAGTTCCGGGTCAAGACTTATCTGTGTATCCGGGTAAAGTTTTTAGAAGACAAGGTGGTGCACCGGGTCAAGCTATATTCGGTACAAAGTTTCCTAACGTGTCAAATGAAAACTTACAATTATTTGACAAGGCTAGACAACTTGCAGATGAGAGTACAGGTTTTCCATCATTTGCACATGGTCAAACAGGTGTTCAAGGTGTAGGTAGAACTGCATCTGGTATATCAATGCTTATGAATGCAGCAGCAGGTAGTATTAAGACTGTTATAAAAAATGTAGACGATTACTTACTTAAACCTCTAGGTAATGGTATGTTTAGATTTAATATGCAGTTTAATTTTAGCCCTGATATAAAAGGAGACTTAGAAGTTGTTGCACGTGGAACAGAAAGTCTTATGGCTAATGAAGTGCGTAGTCAGAGATTGATGTCCTTCTTACAAGTTGCATCTAATCCTGCACTTGCTCCGTTTGCTAAGTTTCCATATATTATTAGAGAGATTGCTAAGTCTATGGAACTTGACCCTGAAAAGGTTACAAATAATATGGATGAGGCAGCATTACAGGCAGAGATACTAAAAGGTATGCAAGGTGCTATGCCACAAGAACAACCCCAACAACAACAACCACAACAGGCAGGTCAACCACCTGTCGGTGCTAACCCATTAGACCCCACAGGAGCAGGTGGTGGTAATATAGGTACAGGACAAGCTCCTTTACCAAATGAGCAAGGATTTTCAGGAAATGACGGACAAGCAGGTGCTGCAACAAATCAAGCCACTAGTGAACAACCCCAAGCTAATGAACAGCTTCAATGATTATATTGATTTACAGATAAGTAAACAACATAAAATTCTAGAGCAGTCTAGCGATATAATAACTTTACATAGGTCTCAGGGTGCAATAGCAACTTTGAATAAACTTAAACTACTAAGGGATGAAGTAAACAATGGCTGAAGATATAGTAATGCCGCCACCAGAAAGAGCAGCAAAAACTGCTTTAGGCACTTCTACAGTAACTAGCTATCTAAAAGCAGATGATATATTAAAATCAGATGTACCCAAAGGTAAAACTTTAGATTTTGGTGCAGGTAGAGGTTTGGGTGCAAAAGCAATAGGTGCTGATACTTATGAGCCTTACGTACAAAGTAATCCTAAATACAACCAAGTAAATCAAATTAAAAGCAACAGCTATGATAAAATTACGAGTTTGAATGTCTTAAATACCATTGAGCCTGAAGCTAGAAAAGAGGCAGTAAAAAATATAGGTAGGGTTTTAAAACCAAATGGTGTTGCTGTTATATCAACAAGAGGAAAAGACGTAGAAGAAGCTAAAATAAAAACTAAAGCAAAAGATGGATACATTATAGGTAAAGGAGAACAAGCTAGATTTCAAAAAGGTTTTACTCAGGATGAATTAAAAAATTATGTTCAAAAAACTTTAGGTGATAATTATAAAGTTGAGAGTGTAAAAGGTTTAGGCAAAGCTGCTATAAAAGTAAAAAAACTAAATGTTGACCCTACACCTGTATATAAAACTTTATCTATAAAAGGTGCTAATTTTCCCGGTGGAAAACTAACAAAAAGATTTAACGAAGGTGGTACAACAATGAAAAAACAAATGGAACTATTTGAAGAAGGTGGTCTCAAAGACGAAGGTGGTATGGTTGATGAAGTATCAGGCAATGATGTACCCCCGGGTTCTACACGAGAAGAAGTGAGAGACGACATACCTGCACAATTAAGTGAAGGAGAGTTTGTATTTCCTGCCGATGTTGTTAGATACATAGGTCTTGAAAAACTTATGATGATGAGACAAGAAGCTAAACAAGGACTGAAAGCTATGGAAGCTATGGGTCAAATGGGTAATTCAGATGAAGCTACAATGCCTGATGATTTACCTTTTGATGAAACAGACCTTGACATAGAAGATGATTTAGAGTATAATACAGGTGGAGTGGTACAAGCACAAAGAGGTACATATGTAGCACCTACTGTGCCTACAGGAAATCAACTATTAGGAACAACACCTATGGGTGCACCTCCAATACCACAACAGGTAGGTACAGGAGTATCAGGTACTGCATTTGGAACACCCTATACACCTAATGTAGGTAAAATGTATGGAGCAGGTGCAACACCATATGCTCCTGTAACTTATACAGAATTATTAGGACCTAGTGCTGCAGGTGCTCCACAAACAAAGAATGTGAGATATGTAAATGAGGCTACTAACCAAACACGTATGATACCCCACTTACTAAATGCAGATGGAACTATTGGGGATACATTATATCCTGTACCTCAAGGCTTTGTTAGGAAAGATGAAGCACCAAAGGAAGAAGCTAAGAAGACACAAGTACAGACAGCTAAAGTAGCACCTGTAGAATCAGGAGATGGTCCTCCTAGTGGAACTACAACAAGTGCAGTAGACCCTGCAGGAGACCCTTTGAGTTATAGTAGTATTTTTGATATGGATAATTTAGATAAACAAATGTCTAAAATAGGAGCAATGCAACTTAGTACTTTAGGTAAAGCAGGTATTTCTCAAGGTGTGTTTAGTGCTGTAACAGGAAATCCTGAAAGAAATCAAATGAAACTAGGTGCTATTACACCTACCTTTACATCACTTAAAGAAAAATTAGGACTGAAAGGTAAAAATTTAGTAAACGCAACAAAAGAACAAAGAAATGCCATGGCGGCAGAAGTTGAAAGAGTTTCCGCAGCTATTGATAGACTAACTACTAATATTACTTTTTCAAAGGATGAAAAGGGTAATACTATTAGTACAGAATCAAATAAGAGTACAAAAGATGTCATAGCTGAAGTAAATGCTATGGCAGAAAAATATGGATTAGATAAAATTGATACTAAAACCAATATAAATTTAAGTTCTAAAATAGGAAAAAAAGTTGCAGAGATAAACAACGCTATCCAAGACCAACCTACAACGGACATGACAAAAGGACCTGATGTGAGTATTGTTGATGACCCAACTGAACCAGTCTCAGATAGTACAAGTATTGATAGTTTTGCAGACGTAGATGATGATGCAGGTCCGGGAGAACCAGAAAGCACTGTTGGAGATGACCCATCAGGTGCAGGAGATGAAGGAGTCAGTGATGATGGTCCTGGCTCTGATATGGGTGGTGAAGATGTTGCTAAAGGTTCACTTATAACTAAACGCAAAGCATCAGGTAAAGTAAAGAAAAAGTATATGAAGCGAGGTGGATTAGCTTCACGTTAATAATCCACAATTAAAGGCTACTTATCCCCCAACAATAATTGGCTACGATAACCCCAAGGAGAAAATAAATGGCAGATGCTATGATTAAGGAAGCAACACCTAAGAAAGTTGCATTTGTAAGTAAACCTTACACACAAGAAGAAAGAATAAAAAAAGAAGAACAAGAATTAGAACAGCTACTGAAAGAACAAAAAGGTGAAGTTGAAACTAAGGCTGAAGAATCGGAAGATAAGAGTGAAGAAGAACCGACTTCTGCTGAAGAGAAAACTTTTAAAAAGCGTTATGGAGACTTACGAAGACATACCCAAGAAAAAGAACGAGAGTTTCAGAAGCAGTTAAATGATTTAAAAGAACAGCTAGATAAGGCAACAAAGAAAGAAATAAAGCTACCTAAGTCTGATGAAGACATAGAAGCATGGGCAAAAGAATATCCTGATGTAGCAAAGATTGTTGAAACAATTGCTATGAAAAAAGCAAGAGAGCAATCAGAGCAATTAGAAGCAAGGCTACAGAAGATAGATGAAATGTCTGTTGAAGCTAAGAAAGAAAAGGCTGAAGCAGAACTAATGAGATTACATCCTGACTTTGGAGATATTAGAGACAGCGATGATTTTCACGATTGGGCTGAAGAACAGCCAAAATGGGTACAGGATGCACTATATGAAAATGACAATGATGCAAGGTCAGCAGCAAGAGCAATTGATTTATACAAAGCAGATAGAAATATCAACAAGAGCACTAAGACAAAAAGTGATAAAAGTGCTGCTATGGATGTTGGCACGAAAGCTACAAAGACTAAAGTTGATACTAGTGAATCAGGTAAAAAAATACTTGAATCTGATGTTCAAAAAATGTCCGCTGCACAGTATGAAAGACAAGCTGACACAATAATGGAAGCTATCAGGTCAGGTAACTTTATATATGATGTATCAGGTTCAGCTAGATAATATAAAAATATAGTTGACAACAAAGAATTTATGTATATAACTATACATAACTACAAGTGTAACATAACCCCATCTTGGTTACTTATGTTATACTACTACCCTAGACTTTAGAGATTACCCAATTATGTGAGCCTACACAGGAATCGCTATCCTACGTACAACCTCAACGCATGAATGGTCCTTATAAAGTAAAATGACTAAAAACTAATAGTACACATTCCGTGTACATTTGATAAATGTTTAAGGAGATAAAAATGGCATTTACAGCAGCAGCTGGTTATGGTAATCTTCCTAACGGTAATTTTAGTCCTATTATTTACAGCAAACAGGTTCAACTTGCATTTCGCAAGGGGTCTGTCGTTGAAGCTATCACTAACAGTGATTACTTCGGTGAGATTGCTAATATGGGCGATTCCGTTAAGGTTATCAAAGAACCAGAAATAACAGTCAAGGCATATGAAAGAGGAACAACTATTACTCCTCAAGACCTTGATGACGAAGAGTTTTCACTTACTATTGACAAAGCTAATTACTTTGCATTTAAAGTGGATGATATAGAAGAAGCTCATTCTCATATTAACTTTCAACAGTTAGCATCAGATAGAGCAGCTTATAGACTAGCCGACCAATTTGACCAAGACGTACTTGGTTATATGTCAGGTTTCAAGCAATCAGCTATACATGGTGCACCAAATACAGCTAATACAACTGTAAACGGTACTAAGGCTGTATCAACTGCAGGTTCTGACGAACTCTTAGCTTCAATGAAAGTTGATGCTTCAGACTTCGGTGGTTCAGCAGGTGATGCTGTGGCTATCTTACCAAGAACAGGTGGAGCTACAACTGCTACTCCTGCTAACGGAGATAGAAACCCATTAACTGTTATTGCTAGAATGTCTAGACTATTAGACCAACAGAATGTTGACACTAATGGTAGATGGTTAGTATTAGACCCTGTATTCATAGAAGTACTAAAGGATGAAGATTCAAGATTATTTGATTCAGACTTTGGTGGTACTGGACTACAGAATGGTTTAATCCTAAACAACCTACATGGTTTCAAGGTTTATCAGTCAAACAATTTACCTGCAGTAGGAACAGGACCATCTAATACTGGTACTAACAGTTCTACTAACTATGGTGTAATTGTTGCTGGTCATTCTTCATCAGTAGCTACTGCCGAGCAAATCAACAAGACAGAGACTTATAGAGACCCTGATTCTTTTGCTGATATTGTTCGTGGTATGCATTTGTATGGTAGAAAGATACTTCGCCCTGAAGCAATCTCTACTTGTATATATCACTTAGCGTAAGGGAGATTAGATTATGGCGAATATTACTGCTGTTCTTAAAGCCGCTTCTGGCAACTCCCAGAGAGGCAGAAACGTATACTATATAGATAACGTTATTGACTTAACTGCTAATAGTATTAATCCTAACGGTGATACCATTCAAGCTATCACAGTTCCAGCTAATACTCTTGTTGTGGCTGCAGGTCTTCAGGTTGTAGAAAGTGCAACTCAGAATACTGGTACAGACGCAACAGCATCACTTGGTTTCACAGGTGGTGACGTTGATGAGTTTGTTGCAACTTTTGATATTGATGGTGCTGCCGATGGTGCATATGCTCCTCAGATTGCAATTACAGGTTTGACTGCCTCTACTTCTGCTGATACAATTGATGTGTTATTAGCAGGTAGTGGTGCATCATTCTCTGCAGGTAAAATCCGTGTATATGCAATGTTTATGGATATTAGCGACCAAGGCGATATGGCTGCTAACGAAGTAGACAGAGACACTTTAGCTTAAATCATATATAAGGGAGCAGGGCAACTTGCTCTCTTATTTTACTTAGGAATTATTATGGCAGAGAACTACCTAACATTAACAAATAAAGTTATAGCAAGGTTGAATGAGGTTGCATTAACTTCTTCAACTTTTTCTAATGCTAGAGGTATACAAGTTCAATGCCAAAACGCAATTAATGAATCTATACGTTTTATTAATCAGCGAGAGTTTAATTATCCATTTAATCATCAAACTGCTACTCAAACTTTAACAGCAGGTGTGGTTAGATATACGTTACCTGCATCTACTAAAACAGTAGACTATAATACATTTAGAATTGTAAAGAACAGTACATTAGGTAATGGTGGATACAGATTACATATACTTGATTACAACGACTATATAAACAGAGTTGTCAATCAAGAAGATGAAATAGAGACAACAACAACAAGCACATCTCACACAGATAGTGATACAACTATAACTGTAGTCAGCACTACAGGTTTTGATAGTGCAGGTACAATAGTCATAGGTAATGAAAACATTACGTATACAGGCACGACAAGTACAACATTTACAGGGTGTACTAGAGGTGCAGGTGGTACTACAGCAGCTTCAATAACAAGTGGTGTTACAGTTGCACAGTTTGACAGAGGCAGTGTTCCTGAATACGTTGTAAGAACACCTGATAATAATTATTTATTGTATCCATATCCAAATAAATCATATGTAATAAAGTTTGACTATTACACATTTCCTACAGATTTATCAGCTTTTAATGATACAACAACTATACCTGATAGATTTGCACCTGTAATCATAGATGGTGCTACAGCGTTTGTGTATCAGTATAGAGGTGAGACACAACAATATCAATTAAATATGCAGAGATTTGAACAAGGCATAAAGAATATGCAAACACTATTAGTGAATAAGTTTTCATATTTACGTTCAACATATATACCAAGAACAGGAGTGTATAACTCAGGTAGTGTAGATATTAGGGCATTATAATGGCAGACCAATCTCAAACAGTGCCTTCAGCATTTACTTGTGAAGGTGGTTTAGTATTAAATAAATCTACGTTTATGATGCAACCGGGTGAAGCATTAGAGTTAGAAAACTTTGAGCCTGATATAACAGGTGGCTACAGAAGAATAAATGGATACTCTAAGTATGTTTCAGCAGTTGTACCACAGACAGCATCTGCCACAGAAAAAGTTCTTATGGTTGTTACATTTGGTAGTAAAGTGTTAGCAGCTAGAGGTACTAGCATTTACAGTGCAGACCCGGGTGGTTCATCTTGGACTAGTATAGATAGTGGTAGAACAAATGCAGGTAAATATAGATTTGAAAGATACAACTTTGATGGTACAGATAAGTTAATAGTTGTTGATGGTACTAATGCTCCTACTGTTTTTAACACCTCATTAACTGCGACTGATGTATCAGCATCTTCTGTAGCAGGTGCTAAACATGTAGCTGCCTTTAGAGACCATATGTTTTATTCAGGTATGTCTAGTACCCCACAGGAACTAGTGTTTAGTAAACCTTTTGATGAAGATGATTTTTCAAGTGGTGCAGGTTCAGGCTCTATTGCAGTTGATGATACTATTGTAGGTATTAAAGTTTTCCGAGATAATTTATTCATCTTTTGTGAAAATAGAATATTTAAGTTAGCAGGTTCTTCAGTATCAGATTTTATTATAGCAGACGTAACAAGAGATATAGGCTGTATAAACGGTGACACTATTCAAGAATTTGCAGGTGACCTTATATTCCTTGGTCCTGATGGGTTGCGTACCATCGCAGGTACAGCTAGAATCGGTGACGTGGAGTTGGGTACTATAAGCTCTAATGTGCAATCTATATTTAATGAAAACATAGCTAGTGCATCAGAATTTGATAGCACGGTTATACCTGACAAGACACAATACAGAATATTTTTTACAAAGAGTGGTACTGTAGATAATCAAACTAAAGGTATTATATGTTCTCTTAGAGGGCAAAAGTTTGAGTTTGCTGAGATTAGAGGTATAAAACCTGCAAGTACTGACCACTTTGTAGATGATGGAGATGTAATAGTTTTACACGGTGGATACTCAGATGGTTATGTTTATAGGCAAGAACAAGGTAGTACCTTTGATGGTACTAACATAGCAGGTAAATATAGAAGCCCTGATTTAACTTTTAATGACCCCGGAATAAGAAAACATATGCAAAGGGTTATTGTTAATTATAAACCTGAAGCAGCTATAGATGCTGATTTGTTTTTAAGATATGACTATGAAGATGCTAATGCACCAAGACCTGCAGCATATCCGTTAGACTCAGAAGATGTTGTGGCTATATATGGTACATCAGTTTATGGAGTGCCTACATATGGTGGAGCATCACAACCATTAGTTAGACAGGCAGTAGAAGGTTCAGGTTTTGCTGTAGCAGTAAGAGTGAGAGATGGAACAGGAAGTGCACCATATTCACTTAAAGGTTTTCAGTTAGAATATCAATTAGGAGCAAGAAGATAAATGGGAGCTACATACACTAGACAATCCTCGTACACAGACGGAGACATAATCACTGCGGCTCATACCAATGATGAGTTTAATCAGTTATTAGCTGCCTTCGCTGCAAGTACAGGACATACCCATGATGGTACGACTGCTGAAGGTGGTCCTATCACTAAACTATTAGGTACTGCAATCACAATAGGTGATGGCACAGCAGGTACAGATATCACAGTTACATACGATGGTGAATCCAACGATGGTGTAATGAAGTGGATGGAAGATGAGGATTATTTTGAGTTCAGTGATGACATACTTATTGCTTCTACAGAGAAGCTACAATTCAGAGACACAGCTATATACATCAATTCAAGTGCCGATGGACAACTTGACATCGTTGCCGACACAGAAGTCCAAATAGCTGCTACAACTATTGACATAAATGGTAATACAGATATATCAGGTACACTAACATATGGTAGCTTATCTGATGGCTCAATAACTATTACAGCATTTGTAGATGAAGATAACATGGCATCTAATAGTGCTACTCTTGTACCTACACAGCAATCTGTAAAGGCATATGTAGATGCAACAGTTACTGCTCAAGACCTAGACTTCCAAGCAGATAGTGGTGGTGCATTAAACATAGACTTAGATAGTGAGACACTTACTCTCACAGGTGGCACAGGTATTGATACAAGTGGTAGTGGTAATGCTGTTACCTTTGCTATAGATTCTACTGTAGCTACACTTGCAGGTTCACAAACAATCACTAACAAAACAATAGATGTTGACAACAATACTGTATCTAATATTGAAGTTGACAATCTTAAATCTGGTGTATTAGATACTGACTTATCAAGTGTATCTGCAAGTGATGATACACTAGCTTCAGCAAAAGCTATTAAGACATATGTAGACTCACAGGTTACTGCACAGGACTTAGACTTTCAGGGTGACTCAGGTGGAGCACTAAGCATTGACTTAGACAGCGAAACTTTAGACATTGCAGGTGGTACAGGTATTGATACTTCAGGTTCAGGCAATACACTTACTGTAGCTATTGACAGTACAGTTGCTACGTTAACAGGTACACAAACACTTACAAATAAAACAATAGACGTAGATAACAACACAGTATCTAACATTGAAGTAGATAACTTTAAAGCTAGTGCTGTTGTAATTGAATCAGAAGGTATTGGTTCTAATGACAATGATACATCATTACCTACATCTGCAGCTGTTAAGGATTATGTAGACACACAAGTAGCAACTGCTAATGAATTATCAGAACTAACAGATACTAATATAACAAGTCCTGCTGATGCAGCTTTACTGTTTTATGACACAGGTACATCTAAGTGGATAGATAATGTAGTCTCAGGTGATATCACAATAGCTGATACAGGTGTTGCTGCAATCGGTTCAGGTGTTGTTGTTAATGCTGATATCAATGCTAGTGCAGCCATTGATGCTACAAAGATACATGATGGCACAGTAGATAACACAGAGTTTGGTTATCTTAATGGTGTAACATCAGCGATACAAACACAGCTTGATGCAAAACAAGCAAGTGATGCAGAACTAACTGCTATTGCAGGATTAACTTCAGCGGCAGACAAAGGTATTCAGTTTACTGGTTCAGGTACTGCTTCTACATATGATTTAACAGCAGCAGGTAAGGCACTGTTAGATGATGCAGATGCTTCTGCACAACGTACAACTTTAGGTCTTGGAACAGCAGCTACATTAAATGTAGGTACATCAGCTAACAATGTTGTACAATTAGATGGAACAGGTAAGCTACCTGCAGTAGATGGTTCTCAGCTAACTAATATTAACTTTACAGAGCAAGACCCATCTGCTTTAGCATTTGCAATAGCTCTTGGCTAAGAAAATACTTGACAAATAAGGTAAAACCGAGTATAATTATATAAAAGGAAAAAGAAATGGCAAACGCATTTTTATCAGAAACAGATACAGCAGTTGGAACATCCCCTGCTACCATACTAACATGTGGTGCTTCTACTGAAACTACCATTATTGGTTTGAGTATCTCTAACATAGTCACTAGTCAAATCACTGTAGATGTACAACTTGATGCTTCAGGTCGTACTAGTGGTGCAGAAGATAGTGTTTACTTAGTTAAAGATGCACCTATACCTGTCGGTGGTTCGTTGGTAGTTGTAGGTGGAGACCAAAAGGTTGTGTTAGAGCCGGGTGATGCAATTAAAGTTACATCAGATACTGCATCTTCTGCTGATGTTGTTTTAAGTCATCTAGACATTACATAAGGAATAAAGTATGGCATACTTAGGTAACAATGTACCTGCTAACTTTCAGACACCACCTGCAGTCGTAAGATTCAATGGTAATGGAAGTACAACTACTTTTGCTCTAGGAAGAACTATAGGCTCTGTACAAGAGATACTTGTATCAGTAGATGGTGTCGTACAAGATACATCTGCTTACACTGTACCTGATGGTTCTACCTTAACATTCACTGCTGCACCCTCAAGTGGTACTAACAATATCTTTGTATACTTCCTTGACTTATCAGCAGGAAGTGTAACACCTGCAGCTGAGAACAAAGGTAACTTCAAAACAGGTGGTATGTTCAGAACTAATTCACAGAACTTGACAATAGACACAACAATATTAGCCACAGAAAATGCACAGGTAACAGGAACAATTACTGTAGATAGTGGTGTTACATTGACAGTGAACAGTGGTGGAAGGTTGGTGATATCGTGAGTACAATCAAGGTAGATACATATCTAACTCGTGGTGGTGCATCAGAGATAGCTATTGATAAACTAAAGGGTGCATCAAGTGCATCTTCTATATCTATTGTAGGAGAAGGTGGAACAACCACGACTAACTTGCAACAAGGGTTGTTAAAAGCATGGTACACTTTAGGTGTTGATGCAGTTTTAGATGACAGTTTTAATTGTGGTTCAATAACAGACACGGCAGCATCAGATTATACTATAGCCTTTACAAATAATATGGGAAATGCACTTTTTTCTTTTACCGGTGGTTATTTATCTACTGGAGACAACCCAAGAGTTTACTTTAACAATGGAGTAACTACAAGTAATGTTGAAACTGCTTTATTACATTCAAATGATGGTACAAAAAATGAAAGTGCTGTTACTTCTGTTAAGGCACAAATAGCAGGAGACCTAGCATGAGTGAAATAAGAACAGACACAATAAACAATGCTTCAGGCGATAATGACAGTGGAATTGATTTATCTACTAATGACAAGGTAGTTATTAAGACTGCTAATACAACTGCTGTTACTGTTGATGCAAGTCAGAATGTTGGTATTGCTACTAGTTCTCCAAGTGCTAAGCTCCACATAGATGCAGGGGCATCTACTGAAGCCTTAAGAGTAGAGGGTAGTGGTGCTTATATTTCCTATACAAATACCGCCAATACCCAAAGTTTAGGTTTTATACAGGGTAATGACACATCTTTAAGTATTGCGGCACAGGGGTCTGGAAATACTAGTTCGGTTAATTTTATTTCTGGTGGCTCAGAAAGTATGCGTATCTCTAGTGGCAACTTGTTAGTGGGTACTACTAGTGCAACTGGGTCAATCCAAAAGGGGGTTGCAATTCATTTTACTGCCGCAGTCGGTGCTGGGCT